CCTCTTTGAATCGCCATAGGGTGATTGTGGAGTAGGACCCTCGACAATTACGCCTGTAAGTTGTGGGCCAGGCAGGAGTTGCGCGCGAGCAAACCATAACCCACACCAGCCCGCGACTTGCCTCTCCAGTCGGACCATGATAACTAAACCCTGATGTTCCGGCATGTTACATCTCATAGCTGCCGCCCGCTCATACTGTCCTTCGTCATCGCCGCCAGCTCGCCGGGAATGATCTTCTGGTAGGCAACCTTACTGAGGTTTCGAATCGACCGAACCTTTCGCTTCTTCGCAACCGCCACGAAGCAACGATCCTCGAACGCGACGTACCGGTCCGCCCGGATCGCCCCCTGCACATGCTTGATCCAGAAGTGTACCCCCACCCCAACGTCCCCCTTATCCTCATCATGTGCCGCCATCAAATCCGCCGGCGGCGCCCTACCCTTGATCGCCTCGTACATCCGCCGACCGAATGACACCGCCGCCGGATGATTCCAACCCAGTGCCTCACCCATAGGCATAGCGTCACCTGTTCGCCCCGCATGGGTAACTGACCCGGGCCGCGACGCTTCGCGTTGTGGGCCTCTGGCGTGCCACATGGCACGAGCTCGGCCCGACGCGGCCCGGTGGTCAGATTTGGGCAGGTTCGCAGGTTCTGTGCTGTGCTGGGCTGTGGCTTGGGCCTGCTGTGGCTTGGCTTGACTTGCTTGCTCTGCTTGCTCTGCTTGCTCTGTTTCCCCTACTGAATCTGAAATCTGCATTGTGCGCGCGGGGAGGTCTGAAATCTGATTAGGCATAGGCTTGTCTTGCTTGCTTGCTTGCTCTGCTTGCTCTGCTTGTTTCTCTCCCCCCTTTCCAGATTTCCCCCTACCCCCTTTTGGTTTTCCCCCCTCTCTTCTCTCTATTTTACGGCCCGCAACCCGCTCTTGCCACGGCCGCCACATGATCGCCGCATCCCGCTCAGCGTACGTCAGGTAGCAGGCCAAGCCCGCCTTGATCATCCAGTCCATCCGCTGCGTGAACGTCGCGACGTCCAGATGCCATTCCCAACAGAGCCGTCCGGGATCGCCCCAGACGATGCCCCAATCGTCCTCTCTCGCAGCGTTCATCCACACGGCCAAGCAGAATGCCTTCTCGCCATCGCTCGCCCTTTGCCAGAATTCTTTGGCCAGCAGGCCCCTGCACAGCGGGATATACGGCGGATTCGCGGTGTCGTGCTTCCACACCGCCCAAGGGCCTCTCGCGTTCACCACTGCCAGGAATGGCGATGGCGACGCCAGCGAGTCGTACCGCTGATCTGGATTCGCCGGCCACGGGAACCGCCGATGCTTCACGTCCACCACGCCCGCCGCCGGGGCGACCTTTGCCGATTGTGCCATCCATATGCCTGCGTATTTACGATCTGCGATTTACGATTTTGCATTTGCAATCACGCCGCGCCATTGAAGTCCACGGATTCCCGGCTGCCGTCTGCCTTGCGAATCTTCCAGGTCCCGCGCCACCCCTTTCTCAGCAGGTGCCCGAACAGCCGCTCGGTGCACTGTTCGCAGAACCAATAGACGACGCCGGCGTTGCCGCCAACGTCAACGGCCGTGAGTATCTCATGGAGCTCGAAGGGTTGCCCACACTCGCAACAGGGCTTCCACGTGCACTCGACCTCCGTCGCGACGATCCGCCGATGGAGTTTCATCCGAGGGCCTCCTGGGTCAGGCTCACTTCGCGGCCCCATGATCTGTTTATGGATTTTCACGGCGCTGCTCTCCCTCCATTCGCTCCATGGCGAGTTCTTCCTCCGTCACCGGGTTCGTGGCGGTCGATTTCAGCCGCGTCGGGAACGGCAGATCCCAGTGGGCGGCGATCGCGGCCCAGTCGATCTCCTCGAATCGGGCGTCCGTCCCGGCCATCCGGCAGATTTCGAAGAACTGCCGCTGAATGTGCGGCAACGCCAGCCCCTTGGGCCCGGATCTCGCCAAAATCAGGTTCGCCGGGTACAGATGCCGCAGTTGATCGTGCACCGCGCAGTTGACGCACAGGCCTTTCGGCTTCGCACTTCGCTTGAGCATCCTCGCCCCCGACCCGGGCACCGGATCGACCTTGCACGGACGCCCACACCGGCCGCAGGAGCACCCCTGCCCGGAACCCGCAAACGCGAACGCCGCCTGTTTCTTCGGCATGGTCGATTTCCGATCTAAGATTCCTGATTTACGATTCCAAGACACCCTTTATGAACTCCGCCGCGTGGAATATCCCATGTGAACGCGACCGAGACGCGGACCGGCAACTCGGGCAGATCGAACAGCGGCGGCTCATCGCAGAACGCCAGCTCATCCGTCGGCGTCATGCTGGTCCGCCGGGCGAAGACCCGAATAATCTTGTCATTTGTCGTGGTCATCGTCTTCACCGACTCGCTGGTGCCGCGGCGGGCAGCAGGGCCTTGAATCCATGCTCTTTGATGCTCTGGAAATAGGTCTGCTGACGGCCGTGATCGTAGACGTAAGGCAGGAAGACCTCCATCAGCTCCACCTGCGACAACTCGATCATCGCCATCTGGGCATCGATCCAGTCCGCCAGGATCTTCCACGCCGTTCGCCGGGCCTGGTCGCCGATCTTTCGCAGGGTCTCCGGCCTGGGGCGCCGCATATTCGCCCGCAGAGTCCGCTCCACCGCCGCGACTTGGCACGGTAGACGGAACGGCATATCCACCTCCCCGATCCGAACGATGAAACAGATCGCATCGACTGTGCCCTCCGGCGAGTATATCTTGAGGATCTGCGTCGCCTTATGCCCGGCGAGCTTGGCCTCGATGTAACTGATCGATCTATCCGCCGAAATCCCGCTCGTGTAATTCTTCAATGGCATCATGTCTCTCCATGTCCTTGCGGGCGGGTTTGCCCCCCCCTATAATGGCTTGCCCGGCTGCTTGCTGCCGGGGCAGGGCCGCTTTCTGTTGCCCCGACCAGCACAGTATGCAACGCCGTCGAGGTCATGCGGATAGATGCCGCGACTCGATACGGTGAAGACCCGCCCGCATGCCGAACATTTGCCCTTGGGGCGAGGCCCTTTGGACACGGGTTCCGTGGAGCATCGCGTCACACGGCCGCGCTTGGGCTCATGTTCATCTTCTCCCTCCGACTCGCCCTTGTCGGCCGAACGGATGCGGGCGGTACACGTCTCGCCGCCCCGGCGGGTCTTGCCGTACTGGGGACTCTTCGGGTTGGCGCAGGTCCCGTACATGCTGTTGCCGACCGTTAATTTGAAGGCGCCGCAGCCGACGCAGTGGCCCGCCTCAAGAATCTCTTCGTGTCTTTCGCGCTCTTCGTGGTTCACCTCCGATTTATGATTTACGATTTCCGATTTACGATTTAGGGTTCGGGGTTTCGGTTGCCCGCCCTTCCCATCGACCACCCGCACTTCCTCTTTCACCCGCGGCGTCGCCGGCATCTGGTCGGTAGGCAACGTAGTGGGTGAGGGCAGGATCGTGACGATCCGGTTGCCGGTCCAGATGCCCCCGACCCGGAATGCAGCTTTGGGGATCAGGCCGAAATCCTTCAGAGCGCTGTGCGCGGCCAGTCGAATGCCTTGGGTCCCCCTGCGCATGATCGCAATGGAGCCCGGCTCGATCTTCGAATCCGTCGGCTCGAAAACCAAGCGCCTCGACTCGGCGCCGTAGCCGATCAGTATGCGACTGGCCGTTTTGGGGATGTTGCCGGCGAGCGATCCGCCGATGTAGACGCCGCCGTGCGTGTTGATCGCGATGGAACTCCCCGCTTGGTTGCTGTGCACGAAACCCTTGAAGAACACGATGTCATCCATGACTCAAACCTCAATTTTCGAAACCACGAAGCTCACGAAGAGCACGAAGGGTTCGGCAGATAGGCCCTGCCGATGATCCGCTCGATACAATTGCCTGTGACGTCGGCCCAGATCATGGCTTTTCCCTGAATGCGGCCGGCGTGCAGGCGAGGCTTACCATCGGGGCGACGCACGCAATACTTGCGGGCGAACAATGGCATCCAGTCATATAGCGATTCATCGAACAGCCCTGGCGGATGGACTGGGAACAAAGCCATGATCGGCTCCCGCAATCGCATCTGCCCCGAGTAGTCCCGAAGATCGCGCACCTGAATGCTGATCCCACGCCCGACCAGGTACGTCCACCAACCATAATAGGCAACGCCGTCCACGCCCGGGCAGTGGAATACCCAAACGTAGAGCGCCCGCCGTTCCGTGCGTCCGCACCCTTCCCGCCGCCAACTCAAGGACTTCGCTTGACGTTCCCGCTTTTCTCGACCAAGATCCTGCCATGTCGTCACTCTCGGCTTCGCGCCCGGGTGGTCGATCTCCACCACCGCCGCATCCGGACCGAACCGGTCCCAGAACGATTCCGGTATGATCGAGGGACCCTTGCCCCGGTCCCGTTTTCGCGAGTTGACGTAGATCGCGCCCGCGGCTCTCACAATCTCAACCCTTTCGGCTTTTCCTGAATCCGACACTCCGGCGGGAACTCCGCCGCGTCCTCCGTCACCCGCACCCGACTGCCTGTGGGCGGTACTCTCGGACCCTGCTTCATCCAGACCGGCACGCCCGCATCACGGCAGGCCGTGACAATCCCCTGGGCCTCCTCCCACCAGTTCACCGGGTCAATTCCTGTCCACCGGCCCGCCCTGCCGCCCGCCAGTTTCTCGCACCCCACGACGACCCAGTCGAGCAGCTCATCGAGCGGCACAGCGTCGGTATCCTCGCCGCACTTGGGGCATGGATATGCCTGACCATGCTTTGGATCTCCATCATCCTCGCCCCACCAATAGCAGGCGGGACAGACGTTGTAACCCTCCGCGATGAACGGAGTGACAGCATCGGAGACCCGTGAGATCAACGGTTCGAGACTCACGCCTCGCATCGCCGCCGGAATCCGCCGCAACGTCTCGATGCGAGAGATGTATTCCGGCCCCTCGACACTGACCATCAGAATGACGTGCGGGAAATCGTCGGGCCAGACCGGTATGCGGCGCTGCTGATACCATTCGATGAACTCCGCCATCCGCCCCGGCTCTTTCGTCAGCACCATGAACCGATGCTGCCGGCAATTGCACATCACATCGAATGCCCGGGCGATGAACTCGAAGGGAACCCGCTCATCGAACAGGTCGCTCTTGCTGTTGACGAAGACGAAGGCCGGCTTGCGCCAGTGCAGAGGCCGAGACAGATTGCACACCAGGCAATTGACTTTCGAGGTAAAAAGCCAATCCCCCCCGGTGCATGCCACTTGGTCCTCGTAACCAGACAACCCTCTGCCCGCCAGCCGGTGGACCGTCCGGCAGGCCCAGCAGTTGTCGCAGCCCGGCGACCGCTTGCGGCAGCCGATGGTCAGATCCCACGTCCGATCGCAATACGGAATGCCCGTTTCAGCCATGACTCAAACCTCAATTTTCGGAACCACGAAGCTCACGAAGAGCACGAAGGGAATTGCTATCCTCGACTTCGCAATTTGTGCAAGGTTCGCCGGGGCACCGGCACCCGCCGAATGCCGCCGTCCATCGTCACGACGCCCTTCGCCGGCGTCGTGTAGCCCGGCTCCCGGACCGCAAGGATCGATGCCTTCTGCCGCTGCATCGACCGGATCATCTGCCCGATTACAGTCGTCCCGAATCTGAATGGTTCCATCGGTTCATGTCCTTCCCGGTTTACGTTCTTTCAATACAGCACCGGCTGCAGGTTCGTCGGCTCGGGGACGCGGAATAGAATCGTCACGACGCGCTTCGCGGGCAGACCGAATCGCGGCCGGTTCGTCGCCTCGAAGTACAAGAGCTGATCGCCCGGCACGAGTTCCGCCGCGCAGCTCCACGTGTGATCCGCGTTGTTGACATCGACGGTCACATTGCTCAGCGTCCCGCCGGCGTAGACCACGTCGACGTCATAGCCGTTCGGATCGCAGCAGATCGCCCGGGGCCGGTTCCATTTGCCCGGCCTCAACATCCAGATCGACGGCTCACCGGGCACCGGCGGCAGGAGCGAGCCGCGGACTGCTGCGGGATCGATGGCGTACGGAACCAGCCGAACGTCATAACCGACCTGCACGCAGTCCGCCCCGCCCGCCGCCAAAACAACCAACTGCCGAGCCATGCCGGAGCCCGCGAGGACCACGGCCGCCAGGCACAAACCTCGGATCGACGATTTACGATTCACCATTTTCGATTTCTCCTTCCTCCACAGCATCCGGCCCGATGGCCTTCTTAGTCGCCGCCAACATTCTGCGTAGGTACTTTGTTGATAGTTCTGTGATCAGCATGGTTTCAATCCTCGATCAAACTTTCCATCCGGTTGGCGAGTTTGCTCACGGATAGGGCCAACAGATCCAGGGCCTCGCGTCTGTATGCCTCGGCCGTCGAACCATCACTACTCAGCCCCGCCGCGGTCAGCGATGCGATCGCGGCCTCAGCCAGTCGCCGGGCCTCGAACTTCTCCCTGTGAATCTTCTTCGTCAGGCAGCCTGCCGCGAATTCGGCCACAGGCAGGGCCTTCAATCTCTTTTTCGTTGTCATAGGTCATTTCTCTTCGTGTCTTTCATGCTCTTCGTGGTTTTGCCATTCATTTGATACGGTCCCGCTCGGCCCGGGCCGCCTCAACGGACAATTGCTGATCGCGCAGGGCGGCAGTGAGCTGATCGATGACCGCCCGCGTTCCAGGGCACTCGGGCATCCCCTTCGCGGTTTCCAATTTCCGCCGTAGAGCGGTGTCTTTATCGAGCTGCCTCGCGTACTCCTGATTGGCCGCCTCACGATGGATCCGCAGACTGCCCCGGCGTTCAACTGTCAGAAAGATCAACGCCACAATCGCCCCTCCCCAGATAATCGCAAGACCCATTGCCACGATAGTGTTCATCCACGACTCCTTTCGACCGACGTTCCGATCCGTTCGCTCACATCACGCCGCCGGGGTTTTCGCCCGTTGGACCGCCTCGGCTGCGCCCGTGCCACTCTTGATCTGGCTATAGGCCAGGTCCTTTTTCGCCGCTGCCGCATCCGTCACGAGCGTCTTGTTGGCCAGCAGGGCATCGACGCTGTCCACGATTCCCCGTATCGATGCCTCCTCCGTCGCCTGGTCCGCCTTCGCCTTGCGGCCGCGCACGATGGCGCCGCCGATGGCCCCGCCGAACGTAGTCACCAGACCGCCGAGCAGCGCCGCGTAGACGTTCCATGGGGCGGGCAGCGATGCACCGAAGGCGCTGATGCCCTTGCCGTACAGTTCCGCCTCGATCTTCGGGTCGATGCCGCCCGTGGCGACGGCCTGGTCGAGTGCTGTGCGATACGTGGCCAGCTTCTGGTCGAACAGCGCCTTGATCGGCTTCGCCGCTATCAGCTTCGCCTGGAGCGCAGCGTTCTCCTCTCGCAACCGCGTCATGACCTCACCCGTCGCGTTCGGATCGCCGAGCAGTTTCGCATTGGCCGCCAGCAGTGCCTCGATCTGAACGACTTTCACATCCAGGGCCACCGATTGCTGCTCGATTAGCGAGATCGCCGACTGCAAGGCGGTGACCCGCTGCGTGCCGTCCATCCCACATCCGCCCACCGGCAATACCGCCATCAGGAATACCACCAGCCCAAACGTCCGCGTCTTCATGTGAGAGCCCCTTCAAAGAATTTACGATTTACGATTTATGAATTACGATTGTCCATTTCGTCCGTGTCCGTTTTTTTTGCGAAGAGCGATCCGGATTGCGCCTTTGGGCTGCGCTCCAGCTCCACGATCCTGTCTTGCGCGTCCATGCCGTCTACTCCCCGCATTTAGAGCCCAGCGACGCGAACCCGTGCGCCGGCCCGAGGTCCTCCTTCCGGCCCTCCACGATCGCCTCGACCTGGGCGACGTACGAGTCGTGCTGCTTCGCCGAACGCCGAAGACGCCGGCAGTCGTCGCACAGGAGGCTCTTGCCCGTCTCCCGGAACGTCTTTCCGCAGCCCGGCCAGTCCCCTATGCCCACGCACACCATCTCACACTTTCGATGCCGACCCATGTCGTCAATCCTCCATCAGCGATTCCATTTGCTCGGCGAGTTTGTCCACGGCGGCGCATAGGTGCCGCAGCGCCTCGCGCTCCATTAGCCGGGCCCCGCCGATTTGCATGGCGGAATCCGCTTTCTTCGTCCGTGTCCGTCCAGTCCTGTCCATAGCGTCCACTCCAGGTCCACTTATTGTCCATCGAACAGCGACATCCGATCGGCGGGCTTCCTGCAATGCGGAGAGAAGAACAGGGCTTCTCGATGCCGATTCCTTTGCCCGCGAGATTCGGCGCCGCCGGCTATATGGCTGTATCCGCCTACCGCAGACCATCTGTAAACGGTCCAGCCCTCTCGCAACAGGGACTCGTGCTCCTCATAGTACCCGGCCAGGACGATGCGATAGTCCGGGTCCGCCGCGCGCGTCCTGCACCACTCGCGAACGTCGTGGGCAACCGTCTGCGAATCTACGGCGTACAGGGCTTTATCGCGGTCTGCCACGTCTGAATAAGGCGGATCGAAAAAGATTCCGCACGGCCTGCCCGGCCTGGTCTGCCAGTTGCCGCCGCAGACCCGGCTCCAGTCGCCGCAAACGACGCGAACGTACCGCAGGCGCTCGCTCAATCGCCGAAACCATGTGTAGATGTTCAGAGTGTACGGCTCCCGGACATCCTTGCCGCCGCCGTTCCCCAGGTTCGGTATCTGGCCCTTCGCGTGGACGCCCTTGCCGCCGTCCGCCAGGTGCGGTATCTTGCCCTTCGCGTGGACGCCCTTGCCGCCGTCCGCCAGGTGCGGTATCTTGCCCTTCGCGTGGACGCCCTTGCCGCCGTCCGCCAGGTGCGGTATCTTGCCCTTCGCGTGGACGCCCACGCCGCCGGTCCCCAGGTGCGGTATCGCGCCGGGGCAGATTAGGCCGTGCCCGATCCAGCATGAGGCCGCCCAGATGTAGTACCCGGCCAGCTTGGCGTCGAAATAGGAATCGTCGGCGCAGAGCTTTTCGAGCAGCGCCCCGTTCTGCTCGTTCAAGACCCGCTTACGGCACATCAAGTCCGCATGGTTCACAGGCCAGTCGCACCGCTTGGCGACGGCATCGGGGTCCGTTTGAAGACTGCGCCACGCGTTGCAGATTTGACCGTCGGAATCGTTCACCGTTTCCACATGCCGGGCCGGGTCCCAATCCGGCCTTGACAGCAGCACCGCGCACGAGCCGCAGAAAGCCTCGACGTAATGCCCGACGTCGCCAAGTGCCGCCCAAACGATGTCCGCCACGAGACCCTTGCCTCCGAAATACGCTACGGGAACGGAGCTTTGAGGCCCCGTTCCGTCGTGCTCCTTTCGATCGTCATGCTCGGCATCCTTGAAGTCCACGTCCGATTCTCCGACACGCCCTGATCCACAATCCCTCGACCCGACGATCCGCCGGAATCGCCCCAAGCCGGATCGCTTGCCTTCTCTCGGTTCCCGTGAGGTCATGATGGGGCATAGACGCCTTGTCCTGAAGCCATTCCCGACGGAGACTGAGCTTGGCCGCGAACGCGTGAAGCTCATCGAGGTCTCCGCCGCGGAGCCAGTGCCCAAATCTTCATGTTCGGCAAATCCGTCACTTCGTGCCTTTCGTGCTCTTCGTGGTTTCAACCTTTTTGATCCAGTCCAGCTCTTCATTCATCGCCCGGATCTTCTGGACCTGCTCGACCGTCATCGGGCCCCGGGCGTCGTACAGAATGATCCGGGCGATGCCGAACCCCGCCATCAACTCCTGCAACGTTCGGATCGCCTTGGCCCGGCCGGCATCTCCTTTGCCCGCGATGATCTGCCGAACATCGACGCCTTGGTCCCGCAAGCCGCTCTCGTACTCGCAGCGGTACGTGAGCTCCCAGACCGCGATATTCTCCGGACCGTACGGCTCGCCGACGAGCTGCATCAGCCGGATGCCGTCGTATTCCTCGGGCCGCTCGATGACCTCCGGCAGGCTGACGAGCAATCGACCCGGCTGGCGGCGAGGTCGGGCGTAACGATTTTTGATGGCCATTTGTCATTTGCGATTTACGGTTTTTGAAACCACGAAGGACACGAAGCTCACGAAGGAAAACCCAAAATGGCTTTCTCGTTTTTCCTTTCTTCGTGTCTTTCGTGCTCTTCGTGGTTCACACATACCTAAACGGTCCCGGCCGCATCGATCAGCTTGTCGAGCTCGGCGTCGATCTGCTCTCGCATCTGCTCGCGGCGGGCCTGGATGCTCCGCTTATGGTCTGCCGTCCCGGTGATCTCCAATTCATCGAGCCACGTATCGACCCGATGCCGGAGGTCCGCCAGGCAGGCGTGCCGGCTGGGATAGCTCTCCATGATCACTTTGCCCTGGGCATAATTGCCCATCTGCACTTGATATTCCAGCCGCCGCAGACCGTCCTTACTTATGACCATCGCGTTCAGCCGCGCCTGCTTCATGCCCTTGCACTTGATCTCAATCCGCTCGGCGGTCTCCTCTGCGCCCCCGGTCGGGACATCCTCAGCGAAACTTTCCGGCTTCGTTGCTGCGGGCGATTTGCCCGCGCACGGTTTGCAGAGGTCCGGCTCGGCCCAATCGCAGGCGGCCGGCCCGCATTGCCTCTGGCCTTCGCAACCTTCGCAGGTCTCGTCGTTCATTCCGCAAACTCGGCAGGTCCGGCCCCGCTTCACATCGTTCGTACTCTTCGTGGTTCCATCCTCCAGTCCCTGGAGCAGCGGCCGCTGGGCATCCTCGATCCCGGCCTTGGCCAGGTCCGAGAGGTCATCCTGCCAACCGTATTTTTTGACGACGGACCGGAAGTCCTCGATGTTGTGTTTCCGGATCCGGCAGACGGGGCGGTTCTGATCGTTGAATTTCGGCTGGCCGTCGACGTCCGTGACGATCTGAGCGTGTTCCAACTCATGGTACATCAGACGTTCGCGATTCGGTTCCTTGAGGCCGATCCAGGCTTCCCGATTGAGGACGACGATGAAATCGTAGCCATCGAGGCTGCGGTCGAGATCGCTTCGCTTGCGGCATTTGCCGAGCGATAACCGGCCGTCGGCATCGGCCCGGATGCCATCCTGCCAGGCGATCCCGATCCGGGCGGGCTTCAGATCCGCCCGCTCCACCGCGATGATCCGCTCCATGATCTCATACGGCGCGATAACCTTGCCCGCATTCATTCGTTCGGCCAGTTTGATTTTGACGACTTTTCGCTTCGGCGGTTTGCCGCCGTCGCTCTTTCTCGGTCTGCCCCGTTTCGCCATCTGTCACCTCCCCGCCCGCACGCCGCAGCGCCGCCAGTCCTCACAGCTCGGGCAGACCATTGCCGCCAGACCTGCGCAGACCGCGACCGCGGCCGTCCTTAGCGTGTGAAAAATCTTCCTTGCCATCATGGGTCCTTTCAGAATTGATGATTTGTGATTTGCGATTGATGATCGTAAAGCTGGCGGGCCGCATCGATGCCTCGCGTGACTGGTCTTCGCCACGCTATACCGTATGCTGCTGATGCGGCACAGCCACGGGCCCGGAGTCCATCGCCGCCAGCGAAACTTCAAAACGCGGCGATCAACCGGTCGCCGCGTTCGGAGGAGGGTGATGAAAATATTGATGATTTATGATTGATGATCGATGATTGAAATAGACTGGCGGGCCGGATTCCCCACCCGGCTCCAATTTCGATTGAGCGGTTTTTCGCCGCTCGCTCCGCCCCCTCGACCCAGCGCTCGAAACGCGCCGCCGCCAGCGATGATGCCGGCCCGGCCTTCCGAGGAAGCCGGGCGTGATGAAGGAGGCTTGCAGCTACTCCTTCGGTATGACCAATGGATTTTCGCAAGTGACCAGGGGATCAGACCAATTTCCTCATAATCCCTTGGTTGTAGGTTCGAATCCTACCGGGCCCAGCGGCAGGTGATTGAACGCGTTACGGGCATTGTCCATCGACAATCGCTTGTCTACTGCGACGTAGTATTGGTTGGTCGTCTGCATGGATGCGTGCCCGAGGATGGACTGGGCGTGGGGCATCGGGACCCGCTGCTCGGCCAAATGCGTGCCGGCATTCTTCCTCAGCGTGTGGAAGGTGCCGGCTTTTATTTTGGCCGCATCGCGAATCCGGTGAAACTCACGCCAGAAATTGCAGTAGGGATAGTTGCGGATCCGCTCGGGCAGCGGCCAGGGCTGGGCCAGGCGAAGCTCGTACGTCACTCGCTTCAGGAAGGGATACAACCAGCCCGCGTGAACCCGCAGCCGCCAGAAAAAATTGACCAGGTCCTCGGACATCGGGACATCCCGATCCGAGCCGCCCTTGGTGCCCCACTGCCACCAGCCCGATGCCCGGTCGTCATCGCGGTACTGGATGCGCAGGATTTCGGCGGCCAGATCGATGTCATGGTCCCATCGCAGATTCCAGATCTCGCCTTCCCGCAGACCGTGTAGGCCGACCAGGAAGAATCCGGTCCACCGCAGCCGCGTCAAGGGGTCCTGGAAACCGGCCCCATCCACCGCATCGAGCATCGCGTGCAGATCGCTCGGCGAGTACACCTGCACCAGCCGCCGGTCCGGCTTCATCCGCTTGACCCCGGTGAATGGATTCACCGTTCCGGCATACTCCGGCTGCTCGCCGAGCCAGCGATAGACCTGGCTGACCGCCGCGCAGTAACTGTGCACCGAAGTCACCGGGTGCCCGTGGGCCTCCCGGCACTTGGCATGATCTCGGAGCCAGACCTGGAACTTCGCCGCCCCAGCACCGGGGTACTGGCCGCAGAACGCCATCCATTTCTTCCAGGCGCTGCGGCACTTGTGCTTCGTCGCCCCTTTCACGGGCGACCACGATTCGAACTCTCGAAACGATTCAGGTAACGTCATAGAGGTCCTCCTTTCATCGAGAGCAGCTGCAAGCCATCTCGCAGACTACCCCGGAGTCCCCGTCAACGCTACCGTTGAGTTACAGAGATATGAACTTGTCAAAGATCATCCTTGATCCTATCGCCGACCGGCGAACCGGGGGGCCGCGCCTTTGGCGCCATGGCCGCCATACCGTTCATTCGCTCGATCTGCAAAGTCATCACTCGCCGGGTGGCGAGATCATTTCACGTGTACCCAGCTTTGTTTGTCCCTTCGCGGCCTTCGTGCTCTTCGTGGTTCGATTTCGGATCTACAGTCACTTCGCATTTGCCCTCGCCCGCCTCCATGATGACGACCTGATTGCCCGCAGCCTCCTCCCGCTCGATCAGGGCCTTCAGGACCGCCTGGTCGCGGTCTGCCGCCACCTGCTGCCGGAATCGCCGGATCGCCGTCCGCTCCGTCATCCACGCCGGCAACTGCACGATCCCGCCCCGGCCAATCACCATCCGCCGCTCGTACCCGTGGCTCGTCATCATGATCAGCAACGAGTGCCCGCCGGTCCGCTCGTACTGGCCCTTCAACGCCTGCTCCAGGGCCTCGATCGCGTCGAAAACTTCCGTGTTGACCATGACGGCTCCGCCTTGGATTTACCATTTACGAGTTACGATTTACGATTGACCGCATCACGGCCACTCATCCTCATCCTCATCCTCATCGATCTCGTCATCATCCTCATCCCCGTTCTCAACATAGTCCTCGTCCACATCGTCATGATGATCTTGTTTCCATCCCGGATCTGGGTCGTCGAAGTCCAGGTCTACCGCCGATCCCTCGGCATCCTTGAGGATAGGCTCGATTATGACTTCTGCCAGGGACTTCATCGGGTCGCCCCCCTCTGAGTCGCGGCCGGCCGCCTGTATCGAACCTCGATACCCAGCCTCCGGAGTTCCTTCTGCGCGTTGGCCGCCCGCTCGAAGTTGCCGCGCTTGCGGGCCAGCTCAAGAACGCAGAACCACGCTACCGGGCTTTCATTGTAGTCAATTTCAACCGGCCGGTCACCGTCATCGATCTTCGATCCATCCCTTCGTGCCATGTGCGGTCCTCAGTCAACCTGAAATCATAAATCACCCGGGCCTCGGCTTGGGGCCTCCTTGCCCCGCGCCGCAAGCCCACGATCAGGAAAGCATCCCTGTACCAGCGAATGATTGCGATGGCGTGCCGCCGGATGTGACCCTCCTTGCCAGCGGCCGCCGGCCGGCGGCTCCATCCGCCGCCCTGGAATCTGAAATTCGAGATCGACGATGTATGGAAAACGGACTGCGCCGAAGACGGGGTAGCGGGTCGCGAGTCGGCGCAGTCCGACGGTATTCTGGGGCAGGCGGCGTTTTGAAATGCCATGGATGGTATCTCTTTTTGCCTGTGACTGCCCCATTTTCGAATGTGGGCCGCGCGATGGAGAACGAAGAGGTAGGTACGCGCGGCCCGCGTGGTCGTGCATGCCGGCCCCGGTCAGTGATGGCACTGGGGCACAGATCGTCACGATTCCGAAAAGCGGATATCGCGCCGAGGCCGGCGACGGTCTTCGATTGTCGATTTACGATTGACGATTTACGATTCAACTTCGGGCCCTTCGTGGTTCAATCCGGTCAGTTCGGGTTCGCGATCTCCCGCTTGATCCAATCTAAAAACGTATCGATCTGCATGCCGAGCGTGACGGCCTTCGACCCGGCCGGAGGGTCATTGCCTGCCGCCGGCGGCGGAATGGCCACGCCGGGCGAGATCAAACCCATCACCGCGGCATCGACCTCCGCCTTGTGCCTCGCCCGGAACAACCCGATCTGGCCCGCCGTCAACATCATAGCAGCCTCCAAACTGGCATCCCAGCCCTGTCGCCTCGCCTCGACGAGCCAGGCGTACACGGCCTCCTGCAGGTCCCGCAGGGTCAGATCGCACATGACGATACTCGATGGATCAACCATAATGATCTCCGGTTTGTCATTTAGCATTTACGATTTACGATTCCGCCGGCGGCAACTGGTCCAGCTCCCGGCGGAACTCCTCACACCGGCCGCAACCCACGGGACAGCGGCCGTCCACCCACAACACACAGGGCCCGTCGCCGGGCACCGGCACCGCCATCATCCGCGTCTCGGCGCCGCCCCAGACATCCAGGTCTTCGCCGCTCCGCGGCGATCCGCGATCCGTGATTTGCGACTGCTGATTCACTTCGTGCCCTTCGTGCTCTTCGTGGTTAAAGGTCCGCTCTGTGAATTTGGGCAATTTACTATTGACATTTCCGAACGCCACGCTATACTGTACCGCTATCGCGAACGGACTCACCGTTACACCCGGCGGCCCGAATCAACTCGGCTCCTCGCAGGGGCAAGGAGGCAATCCCATCAGCACAACTCGTTCGGCCTTCGCGGCGTCTCGTACACGCCTCAAGGGCTGCTCTTCGCCAGGCTCCTCCGAGCCATCCACGGCGATGCTCTGCCGGGACCGTCCTTGATGCTCAGCCATCCATTGCGTGTGAGAGTACAGAGGCGGGGAGGTAATGTCAACTGAAAAGTTGTCTTTTAAGGCAAAATTGTTGTCCTAAAGGATTATCGGATTGTCCAAGACGGATCATTAACTGCCCGTATCATAATGACTTAAACGCAGTTCTGGAGGCCGTCGGCATGGGTGAGAAAAAACGCAAAAAGAGGCCAACCGTCACGTTGCACGCGGGCGTGAACGCGGCAGTTGCAAAAAAATGGAAGGCGATTTGCGGCCGCCGCGACAGAACGGCGTACAAGATGCTCGGCCGCATGGTGACGCTTTACACCATGCTCGAAAAGGATGCGCAGGATGCCGTGTACGACATCACGCGAGAGATCGATGGCGATCTCGTCCAGGGGTTCAGGCGGGCTGTGGATCGGGCTGTCTCTGCCCGGATAATGTCCTTCCTGCCCCAAACGGAAGAGGTGATCCAGGAGTGGCTGCGGATCGCGAAATCCGCCGGGCTACCTCCTGAAGGAGCTGCAGATGATAAGCCGAACAAACTGTCATCGCTGCAGTGAAGCAATTCAGGCAGGAAATCTGTCAGGAGACGAGGGTTGCCGAGGTTGACTCCTCGTCTCCTGGCGACGTTCTCGACGCAGTCGAAGCTCGTCAAGAAGAGCAACCCGGTAGGAGTGGTCATAAAAAAGGAGCTCGTCGATGATCTGCAGGGAGGTGAAATCGATTGTCGAGGGTCCGCTGCGATGGTCGCTCGCTACCATAAGGCTCTCCAGCACATTGTCAGTCAAGATGTCCCCAACCACTGCCGAGCAGAATAGTGCCGTGGGATGTGGATGTCAACACTTTTTAACCACAGAGGGCACGGAGGCCGCAGAGAAAAGGACCGGAGAATGACCGAGACGGTTCCCATGTGTCATCTGTGCCATGCGCCACTGGCGAAGAAAACCATTACGACTGGGAACGCATCGGGCCTCGCCCTTGGGTTCATCTGCCTGGCCGCCGGAATCTGCCTATGCGTGACCGGGGTCGGCATCATCATCGGGGTGCCCCTTATCATCTGTGCCCTGTTCATGGGCGGGAAACGCCAGAAGTTTCTCTGCTGTCCAAATTGTGGGGCGAAGACACCAGCGGTGTGATGCGCGATTCTCGCCGGAATGAAAAGCCTTCAACCACGAAGAGCACGAAGGACGCGAAGAACCCCTTTCCTCTCCTTCCGGCCTTCGTGCTCTTCGTGAGCTTCGTGGTTTGAACTCTTTCCGTCATTTGAGGGCCAGGGTCAATAGCAGGCCGGCGAGGAAGGTGAGGAGACTGATCACGGTCGTCGCCCACAGGGGCAGGCGGTTGCGGATCGTATTGATGGCGGTCCACTGCTGCTCATCGATATCGTGAAGCGCCTTATCCTTTTCCTGCAGGCCCTTGATCGCCTCTTCGTGCCGGGCCCCGATGATACACTCGCCATTCGCCATTCTATCCTCCAGGGTGGGTTTGAAACACGGCCCCTACAAACTCTATCTGAAATCGTAAATCATAAATCGTACATCGTAAATCCCGGCATCAGCCGGTCAGCAGCAGGTTGGTGACGCTGTCGTAATTCTCGCCGTCGGGCAGGATGTATCCACTGCCCTCCTGGACCGGCCGCCAGCCGAGCAGCTTGCCCGTCCCATCGACCGTCGTGCCGAGGAAGTCGATCCGGGCGCGCACCCAGTCGGCCCCGACAGCGCTGAACGTGGTCTCCGCACTGACGAGCTGATAATCGCCCACGCCAATGCCTTCGCCATCCCAATCGATGCCGTCGCTGGCCAGGGGATCGCGGGCATAGCCATCGCCGGCCAGCTCCGCAATTGAGGCGAGAGTCGCGCCGTCGGCCAGGCTCGTGTTCGTACCGAGTCCGCGATAGAAGCTCGCGGGGACGCTCTGCTGCTCCGTGAACGCGACTTCCAGCAGGTACTGAAGGCCCGCCAGGACCCAGCCGCTCGTGATGACCAGGCGGATCTCCACCGTGACGTCGTATTTCTTCGTATCGAGCAGCGTGACGCCGGCCCCACCGTTCAAGGCGCCGGAGGCGATCAGCTTGCCGGCGCCGCCGGAACTCGTCGCCAGGAACCAGCGGCCTGCCGCGGACCAGTTGCCGCCGGCGGCGAGGAACGTGCAGACCTTGCTCGTCACCTTGCGGCCGTTGGTGCTATAGGTTGCGCTGGTCCAATCGACGGCGTCCGAGTTGATCGCGATCCGGGCGTAGCCGTTCGTCGCGGCCAGCTCCGTCAGATCGGCGAGCGAGGCATTCTCGTCGAGCGACGCTTCCGTGCACCAGCCGAGATAGTAGGCGGCGGGCACCGTCTGCGTCTGGCGAATCGCGACGTCCAAGATGAACTGGCGGCCTTCAGTGTGCAGCACGGCAATGTCCTTTAGTAGGGTCCGGTTTCCGTAGCGACGGCGGTGCCGTCCGCCTCGATCGTTCCTTCGTCCAGCGGCCGGTCCGTAATCGTCTCGGTCGGCGGCCCGGCCCCGGCCGCCGGCGGCGTCCCGTAGGACGTATATGCCTGGCCGAAGACGTCCTCGATCACTTCAATGATGCACTCGCCCTCGGTCAGACTGCCGCGGTCAATCGTGACCACTCGAACGATCATACTGGCGATGTTCAACTCGGGGTAGGCGATCTCGATCACGCTGGTCTCGTGCAGGTGGGCCATCGTCCGCAACGCATGCAGGGTCAGCCGCTTGGGCATTGCGGAGATCTGCTGCTGGATTCGGGCGGCGATCGTATTGGCCAAATCGCCGTCGCAGACGAAGGCACTGTAATCGAGCTCCTGGACTATCGGGTGACCGCCCTGCCGGGCCAGTAGGGCGATATCGTCTGCCACCGCCGGGCGGCTCTGATCCGTGGTCCGGTCGTGCCACAGCACCACGGTTCGCGATGGAATCGTGCCGGGCGAGCTGGTCGGCATGGACTCGACCCAGAAGTCGCTCTCATCGAAGATATCCAGCGGGAGGTCGTAATCCTGGCGTATGAGTCCGATCTCGAATTTGCCCGTGGCCGGATCCGTATAGACCTTGCCGTCGATGATCTGCTCGACCTGGTGGATCATGTCGTCGATGCCGTCCGGGGCACTGTCCCAGGCGTACGATAGGCCCATGCCCTCGTCATAGCAGGTCTCGGCGGCCGTCGCGAAGGTGTCCCCGATCAAGCCGGGGTCCTTGCCCATGCCGATGATCGGACAGGTGATCCACTCGTAGATCATGTGGATCGCGTTGAAGTCGGCGTACGCACCGACCGGGGCCTTGGCGATGTACCACATCGCGTCGCCATCGACGAGCTTCTTGGTCGCTTTGACCAGGAACGACAAGGGCTTGAGCTGGGGAACGCTGCCCATATATACGTCAGCCAGAATGACGCCGGTGAATCCGCGATACGCGGGCTGGTCCGCGCCGAGCCAGGCCTCGAGGTAGCTGTCCAGGGTCTGGGTGATGCCGCCGTATTGGATGTGCACGACGCCGGAAACGCCGCCTTCACGTTCGTACCCGCCGAAGCAGTACGGGGCCGCGATCGTCGCCGTAGTGACGCCATCCGTCGCCCGGGCCGTCGGATCGTTCAGGACCGGCCAGACGCAGGTGTCCGCAACCCAGATCTGAAGAACGCCATCGACGTTCGCCTGGCAGATGCCCATGTGCAGACTGAGATTGTAATAGAGCGCGATGGATGCCCCGTGGTTCTTCTCTTTCTTCTCGACGTGATAATTGAAGATGGGACTGATCGCATTGGGTCCGCGATACCGTCGGCAGCCGCGGATCACGGGCAGCGGGCGACCCTCCGTGGCGGTCGGCAGATTGAATGCGGATGAGCCGGCGGGATTGCCCTTTGGTTTCTGGCGTAGAAGATATGCAATGCCGGTTGAAACCGCCGTGGCAATAAGTGTCCAGACGAGCCATACCACCAAAGCCGGCCAAACGGCGAGAATGCATGGAGCCATCATCATCACGCGATCCCCCAGGGACTGAATGGGTCGGTGTCCGGGATGTTCTTCTGGCCGCGATAGTTGTCGCCGTTGCCGAACTTCACATCGCAGGTGGTGAAGAGGTGATCGCAGCCAGGATAGACATCGAAGGTCTGATCTGCGGCCACACCCGGCGCCGAGGGCGAGATCGTGACGTCCTGGCCGATGTGCCGAATGATTTTGCGGCGGCGGCCATTGACCACGATATCGCCGCCGGTCCACCAGCCGTCGGTCTGATATCCGAACGCCATGGCCGTGAGCACGTTGCCGCTGACGGCCGATAGCACGCCGCTCACCTTATAGTCGGCCCGGACCACGCCGCACAGCACGGGAGTATAGAGCTCGACTCCGCACTGGCGGCCGTAGCGAGTGACCAGGCCGGCTCGCTGCATCGCCGCCGTAGCCGGATCGATCACGATCTCGGACCAGCGGTCGCCCCGGCGGCTCTGCTGCCGGAAGACCACGTCGAGAACGTCACCTTTGAAAATCGCTTGGACGTCCGAGCCGTGGCCCTTGTACCGCGCGTAGTGGATGATGTCCTCGGGGGCGGCGACGGTGTACTGCCAGGCGAACGGATTACGCCAATCCATCTTGACGATCGTGCGGCTCTTGAGTGCGGTCGTCCCCTCCTCGATCCGTCCGCCGGTGCAATAGCACTTGGTGTAGTCATTGCCGCCGTAACTCACGTCGGCGGGCGCGTCCGCGTATCGCCACCAGGTGCTCGTCGCGCCGAGTTGGAATGCGTGCAGCTCGAACGGGACGCCCTCGGCCAGCGAGGCCTCTTTCGTCGCGAAACTCATAGGCCCTCCCGGCATTTTCGATTTACGATTGACGATTTACGATTTGAGAGGGAAGAACGACGGACCCTCCCATCGTCGCGGCCCCCGGCTCTTCCCCAATTCGTAATTCGTACTTCGTACTTCATAAATCTCTCACGTCACTCTCACCAGCTTCACGGCGCAGTCCAGGGTCCCGCGGTCCTGCCATTCGAACGTCACGTCATCGCTCGCCAGCCGGCATTTGTCCACCCAGCAGAGACTCTGCCCCGCGTCGAATGCCTGCCCCGGCGCCGTGAGCAGATCGATCCGCTCCTCGGCATCGCTGATGACCGCCAGGCCGGTCACCTTGCTGGGGATGATATCGGCGAGCGGCGGGCGGAACGCCAGATAGGTCCGCAGGGCATTGAACCCCATGTTGCGAGTGAATCCGCGATTGGCGACGTAGAGACTCGTATCGCTCGATCCGCAGGGCCGCGTGAGCGTCAGATCGGCCGCAAACGTCGGGACGAGGAACGCCGTCTGGCAGCCCTTGATCGCGTACAGGAACTGCCGCAGCCGCCAGCATGCCTGCATCGTCCTCGGATGCCAGATGTGGCCCTGGATCGTTGCGTTGAAGTCGGCGTTGCGTACCACGACGAACGGGCCGGTGCCGGCGTCGAGAACGGCGGCATCGGGATCATGCTCGAGCTCGCCGTGATCGCTTGGCCAATAGGCCGGATCCGTCAGGACCGTCATACCGTCATAGGTCATCGCGGCGGCGAAGCCGGTCACGGCGGCGAGATCGACGACGTCGACCTCCCAGGTCAGATCGATCAGGGCGGCATCTCTGTACCGCTCCACCCGACCCGCGCCCAGGCACCAGCCGATCCGGCAGGGCATGATCCACGGGCTACCGCTATAGGCGCGCACCGTGGGCATCGATAGGGTCAGGGCTGCATCGGCCACGCCGGCGACCTCGACGATCTCATACAGTTCCTGTGATTGCCAGATCATGGCGTAACTGCCGACGCGGTAATCGGCATAGCGCGTGTCGATGGCGATGGCACTGCTGCCGGCGGGCAGAACGGCCGTGTGGGCGGTGGACTGCGACCCGAGAGGGATCGGCCAAGTATTCGACAGCCAGCCGTGAAGAACGGCCTCGAAGGCCGCGTAATCCGCGTCCCCGTCGATGAAGACCTGCGTCGTGAACGCCTGGCGGGGGAACCCGAGATGGTGGGCGATCCGCTGCTCGGTCCGGTCGTGGGAATCCAGTATCTCCGTATTGAACCGCAGCCGTTCAGTCACCGGCCAGGTCCATCGGCCGATGGATGGGGCGAAACTGATGACGTTCAGGTCCGCGGTCATCGAGCACTCGGCCCGGAAGTGCGCTTGCCATGAGATCATGTACAGGCCGTGCCGAATGAGATCGATTTCGGCAGGGGTCAAAATGTCATTGAAGACCGCCAACTCATCGAGGTGCATGTCGGAGTAGCCGCCGCCGGCGTCGCCGCGGATCCCGCTGTTGATCCGCGTACTATTCAGCGAGATGCTGTTCGCCGCGTTGCCGGTCTGCAGGGCGCCGCCGCCAAGCCGGGCATCGGCGGCAAGGTCCCAGCACTCGAATTGATAACTCTTGTCGGCGTCGTCGTACGTGTAGGCGACGAAATACCAGGTCCCGATTGCCGGCGCACCGCCTGAAAACGTGATCACCTCGTTCAGTGTGCCCGATGTATGGCCATGATAGACCCGCAACGCAATGGTCCCGCTGGTATTGTTCACGTGGAGCCACAGACTACGCCCGCCGGAAAGCGTGTACTTGCTGTACAGCGTGGCATTGCGACTGGTCAATAGCGCATCGAGACGAAATATGCCGGTGATACTGATCTTTTTGACCGAGTCATCGCTTTTGAGGGGAAAACCCGTGGAAAGATCGGCATCGTTGAGATAGGCGGAAACTCCTCCCGCCGTGGTGAATATCCCGGCGGCATCACCCTCTTTATGATCGGCGGCGTCCGTATCGAGCGTGAGCGCGGAGAAATGCAGATGATTGCCATTGCCCGACACGTCGTAGAGGTGTCCCGCAGTCGGATTATCGAGGTCCGCCGTGTTGAACTGCCAGGCGGCCTTACAGTTCGAATCCAACTGGAATTGATTGGCCATAGTCCCGCTCGCTTACGTCTGAGTCACCGTAATTTCGCCGATAGGAAAGCTCGGCGCGATGCTCGTGCCGGTAACGATCTGGGGGAACGGTAGCGGCGTCGAGTGGATCAAATTGCCGCCGGAGGCGGCGTCGAACAGGCAGACGTGCGTGATCGTGCCCCAGGCCCCCGTAGGTGTGGGAAACGTCACGGCGGCGACGTTGCTCTTGACGCCGGCGGCGGCCGCCGTCCAATCCGTCGTCTCGATCTCGACCCGGTCGTACGATCCGCTCGACGGCTCCGCCAGACCGCCGCCGTCCACGCCCGGATCGGCGGTGGACAATCCCGCCCAGACACTATCGGCGAGCAGGTATTCGACCAGTAGATTTGCGGCATAAGTGCTTAGGCTCATCCTCGGTTCCTCCCGGTGTGGTACATCACCAGTTGCTCACCCTCACGCCCTTCCATATCCTTGCGGTGCAGCAGGTCCCGCCGATCCACGATCGTCGCGTTGATCTGCATCTGCTTGGCGGCGATCTGCTTCAATACGGCGAGCATCTCACCGAAAGCCGGATTACCCCCGCCGCCGGCATGGACGCCCAACCGGCCCGCATTGTCCCTGGCGAGAGGCAGGATGCCTTCCTCGCCCGCCTCGCCCATGACGCCCGTGCCCCGGGCGAACGGGAATAGCGTCGGCCGGTCGATGACGGTTCCCCGGCCGAAGGGGATGATGCCCCGCGTGCCGAAGACGTTGCCCAACCGGCTGACCGGGACGTCGTAATTGCCCGCGGCGGCCCCCGTGGATGTCATACCGCCACCGCCGCCACCGAACCCGCCGGCGATGCTGCCGCCCAGGTTCTTCAGGAACGTCGTCCCCAGGTCCATACCCTGCGTGATGATCGGCTTCCAGAGTTGCTCCTGCATCCAGTATTCGAGCATCTTGAGGCCGACCCGCTCCAGGGACTTGCCGAGGTCCTCACTGCGAAAGACCGCGTCCGAGAGGGACCCGACGATCCCATCCCGCATCTGGACCGCCAGTTGGCCTGCGATCTGGGCGGTCGTCAGGAGCGACTCCTGCATCTCCTCAATACTCTGCGACCAGCCCTCGCCGAACGTCACGTCCGCCAGGTCCCGGGCCCGCTGCATCTCGTTGACGACCCGCGTCAATTCCTCCCGCTGGGCGGCGGTCAGCTCCACACCCCGCTTGAATGCCTCGTTCGTCGCGTTCTGAATGACGGTCTGCCGCTCCCGCTCTTTATTGGTCAACCCGGCCAACCGGGCCTCATCCTGCATCGCCCTCGTCGTCTGCTCGAGCTCGGCGTTGAAGTCCGCTTGCGCCGCCTTCAAGACGAGTCCCTCTATCTCCTGCCTCTCGGCAGCCGTCAGGTCCACCGTGGTGCGCAGACCTTTGTTGTAATCCTCCTGAACGGCGGCGGCGGCCTTATCGAGCGACAATGCCTGCTGCCTCTGGAGTGCGTTCGTGCCGCGAATTTCGGACTCCAGACGCAGTTTATTCAGCACATCGCTCATGGCCGTGAGTTGCGATTCGGCCTGATCGCCCGCTCCTTCACGCCCGGCCCCGCCGGCCGTCGTGCCGCCGGGGAATAGATTGCGGGGCAACATCAGACCCGGACCCAGCACGCCGGGAATCGTTATGGTCTGACTGCGGATGTACTCCATTTGCCGGCGGGCCTTGCTCTCCTCGGCCCGCTTGCGCATCTCCCCGAAAAAGGTCTGCGTCCGCGTCACGTTGTCCGGCTGCTGCGCAATGGACCCGGATGGAGGCTGACCGCCCATCGTGCCAGCTACCTGGTCCACCAGCAAGCCCCTCCGCTCATTACGGAGTTGTCGATGGATTCGCTCGTACTCCGCCGTATCCTGGGGCGGCATCGTCTCAAAATGACCACCCCAACCCTGGCCTCGCCATTCCTCTTTGAATGCCCGCGGTTCTTCCGGGTGCAGCACGCGATATCGTTCTTGAGCCGCCTGCTGAGTCATCATCGGTCCAGCAAGCATCTCCGCCGTCGGACCAGCACCCCGCTGGGCTTCGCGGTATTTATCCACAACCCAGATGAGTGACGCCATAGGCTTCAGGATATCTGTCGTCGTTCGCTCGATCTGCGAGAGGAGATCGAGCACTTTGGCGGCAGCTACGCCGACGCTTTCCATCGCGGTCGTGCCGGTCGAACCGAATCCCTCACCTGCCGTCGCCGCATCCGTGATCTGACCCGCGAAGGCTTCGACGTATGGAGCCAACTCGATGACGGCGCGATACAGTACTCCGGTCATGATCCCGCGCATTTTGGCCAGTTCGACATTCGCGGCCCGCACGGTGTCGACGTCGAGCTGCGTCAGGACCAAACCCAGCTTGCGGCCCTCTTCCGCCTGGGCCGTCAAGGCGGCCGAACCCTTTTCCAACAGATCGAGGACCTCGGACTGACCCCGGCCGAAGACGTCATAGGTCAATCGGAGCCGGTCGCCCCGGTTCGTCACCTGGGCCATCGCATCCGCGACCGAATAGAATACCTGGGCGGAGTCCATCTTGGACAATTGGCGGGCATTCAGACCGAGTTCCGCAAAGGCATACCGGGCCTCGCCGGCGCCCCGGCTCGCTTCCGATAGCCGCCGGGTCATCGCCTCCATACTGCGGTTCACCGTATCGGTTGCCAGGCCGGTCCGCCGGGCCGAATACTGCAAGGCGGTCAGACCCTCCGTCGTGGTGCCGAGTTTCTCGGAGGCGTGGCCGATCTCTCCGATGTCCTTCGCGGTCTTCTGGAGTACGTAGCCTATCGAGCCGATACCGGCCAGGCCCACCGCCGTGACGGCGAGGGACTTCAGCGACCGGCCGAGCGTCGTCATCCCGCGGTCGATGCTCGACAGGCCCGCGGCACCGCGATTGAAAACTTCGAACACGATTCCAACGGTTGTCGTCGCCATTAAAAAACCTCGGAGAGCGAACCACGAAGAGCACGAAGCTCACGAAGGGAAACCCAAAGAAGATTTTTCCCTCTTTCAGTTCTTCGTGTCCTTCGTGCTTGCATCTTTACGTCCTTGTCTTCGGTCCTCGTCGCCGCTTCTTCGGGGCCGGGCCCAGGAGCTGCCGCAGAATCCTCCCGGCTTCTTCCCCGGCTTTCTTATCGCCCAGCATCGCCCGGACCACATCGGCCAGGTAGATCGTTCGCAGGTTCTCAGCCGATTCGCCCCACGGGCATTCCCACTCGGCCAATTCCAGGCGGCGAAGCTCATAGTCGCTGAACCGCGTCTCGATCTCGCCAATAGGCAACCCATAATGAGCGCTCAGGCGAACGAGGAACCGCTCATGAACATCACTGCGAAGTTTTTTAGTATCTCGGGGTCTGCCTTACCCCCGACGGCGGAGACCTTCATGCACAAAGCCGTGAGCGGCGCCAGAATGATGGGGGGCCATTCGATCATCCGCATCAGGTCGATGTCCTTAAACAACAGCGTGCCGGCCTCGTCGCGCACGGAGCGGATGATCAATTTGACATCGGCGAACGCATCGTCGATCCGCTCGTCGCCATCGGGTTCGCGGACCTTGACGCACGAATCATACCATGCCCTCTTCTCGGTCGGCGTGAGGCCCCAGACCCAACCCTGTTTGCCGCTGGGCAGCATGAACGGCTCTTTCGGCCGCGCGTTGCGGTAGACCATGAAGTCATCGGCGGTCGCCTGCGGCGGTTTGGCCGCGGGCCGGGTCTCCGGAACTTTGATTTCTTCGGTCATCGATTCTCCTGTGGATTTACGAATTACGATTTTCCGTCGTCTGCACTACCCGCGATTACGCCGCGGCGGTGTAGGTCCACTTGGTGACGGGGGCGATCGTGACGTCGAAGGTCATCTCGTCGCTCACCTCCATCGAGACGGCGCCGACCTTGGCGATCCGGCCGAGACCCACGTGCGTATTGCCGATGGAGTCGGTGATCGTGAAGGTGTCTTGGGTATTGGCGCCGGCGTTGGTCCGCAGGGTGCCATACAACGTCTTGGTCGTGGCGTCATAGACCATTTTGACCTGGGCGTTGCCCTCATCGAGCGTCGTCGGCAGCCGGGTGCCAATCCGGTCGGTGTCCGTGATGCAGCGGACGACCTTGACTGCGGCCTCCAAACCCTCGATGGTGACGCTCTCGATGTTCGGGAATGTCCCGAGGGCATTGCCTACGACTGAACCGCCGTATCCGGTACTGGGCATGATGAACTCCTTTCTGCTACGCTTGCGCGTATGGGTTGGTGATCAGAACCTTGTAACTGATACTCACCGGCAGCGCGACGACCGTCGCCTGCCGGACCCTGTCGATCCAAATCTGGGCGTTGCCGACCTCGATCCAATAGGCCAGGCCCCCGCACATCCGGTCCGGGCCCGGGTTCGCCGCGATCTCCAGGCCCAGCCGCTTCTCGATGTCCGCGATGATCCTGTTCTTCCTCTGATCCACCGGAACCGCAGGCTCCGCCGAGGCGATCAGATACGTGCTCACCATGAAAGGCTGTGACTTGAACCGGTGGGTCAATGTCGGCTTCTTCGCCTCCACGGCCTCATCATCCTCGATGAACACGGTCAGGTCGCCCACGGTCTCATCCATCCCGTATAGCACTTCGTTCCGGCTGACCTTGAGCCCGTAGTGATAACCCCCGGCCGTCGTGATCCCCTGCAACGCGGCCAGCAGCCATTGTGCGATCCGTTCCACGATCGGCTCAGGCATCGGCGGGGCCTCCGCGATTTACGATGTACGATTTATGATTTACGATTTGAGATCTCATCGCGGCCACTTCCTTTCCAGCTCGTACTTCACCTGGCCGTCGATCTCCTTCGTGAGCCGCTGCTGGCCTTCGCCGTGGACCGCTGCCAAGAGATCGGGAGCATCCGTGACAATCTTGGCGATGGATGGACCCCGCAGGTACATCAGGGGCATACGCCGGACCAGATCGCCGCGACGCGTCAGCATGTCATCGCTGACGCCTTTCTCGCCCTTCTTCTTGCGTCGCCAAGCGGCCCGGCTCTCGATATACTCGCCGCTCTTGCTCTGCGTGAATCCCTCCGTGATGAAGGCCCGGGGGATCAATCGCTGGCCTATGGCGCCGCCGCCGTAGACCACCCCGGCCCGAGTCTGCCGGGCGTTGAGAAAACTCGTTACGGACAATCGCCGGGCGCTCACGTCCAGCCGCCATCGCCAGTGGGTGTAACTGGCCTTCTCGGCGTCGACGATCCGGTCCATGACGCTTCGCTTTCGCAGCGGGGCCCTGGCGCGGATCAACCGGTCGAGCTGGGTCCGGCCGCCGGCGGCCGTGTGCTGCAATGCCCGGTAGACGATTCGGGGCAACACGCGGGGGCAATCCGCCAGGGCACGCTCCACGGCGGCCAATTTCGCCTTATCGAACGTCACTCGGATCATCGGTTCAGCCATGAGTCACCTTGAAACCACGAAGAGCACGAAACACACGAAGAACTGAAAGAGGAGACGGTTTTGGTTTCCCTTCGTGGTTAATTCTCATCAGTTCAGCTCCCACGTCACCAGCCCGCCGTCCTGGGCCACGGGCCGAACGATCCTCAGCTTGACCAGCGCCCCGCCCATCTGGAGTCGCACGCTCATCATGTCCCGATCCGTCCACGTGCCCGGCACGATCCCTTCCGTTGCGCTAGGCTTCGCCTGCACCTGCATGGGCTGCATCCGGGCCCGGGGTTCCGCCTGGCGGTCCGGCGGCTGACGCATGACGATGATCGTAATGGCCCGCTCGACGCCGACGGCCGGGTGATAGATCCCCTGTTCGCCGTACTCCGAGAGGAAGAAGTCGGCGTCGCCGGCCAACAATTCATCGAAGGGACTGAGATCGATCGTCATCCGCTGATCCTACCTCCCGCCACTTGGAACGACTGGCTATCGACGATATTGTCCGTCGCCGCCGGCGCAGCGCCGGCCTGTGCCCTCAACAGCATCCGGTAGAAACCGGCGGGCATGGCCGAAGGCAGGGCGACGCCCATGATTCCGGTTCCCGCGTGCTCCGTCACCGTCAGTGCCGTGTTGCCGTAGGTCGGGGCGGCGGCGAGGGCCCCGGCGACGCCGTCCCAGAGATAACCGTCGCTGGTCCGTATGATCTGGCCGTAATAAGTGGATGTGTCATGCCCTGTTTTCAGGGCAAAAGTGAACTCATAAGCCATGATCGGACTCCTTCATCATCTAATTGGATCGTAGATATCCTGGAACAACTCTTCGATCGTGATGCCGATGCCCGGGATCACAACATCGAGGATCTTCGCCAGATCGATCGTAGCGGTACCGATGTCCGTGTGCAGGGCGCTGAGGCCATAGGTGCCATTCGCCAGAACACTGTTCGCGTCCATATCGACTTGAACCTTGTCCCCGATTTGCGAAATGCCTGCAAGGTCGGTGATGATGAGCGCCCGGGCTTGGGTCCAGTTGACCAGCAGACTGTTCGCGTCCATCGCCGCCTGGACATTGTCTTCGATATTGTTCAACGTCAGGTTGGCCAGCAGACTATTCGCGTCCATATCGGCGACGATCTTGTCCCCGATCTGCGAGATACCTGCAAGGTCGGTGATGATGAGCGCACGGGCTTGGGTCCAGTTGACCAGCAGACTGTTCGCGTCCATCGCCGCCTGGACATTGTCTTCGATATTGTTCAACGTCAGGCGGTCGGTGATCGCCTTGATGAGCGACTGGTTTGGCTCCGTGGCCAGTTCAATGTTGGCACCGACCAGCAGTGTGCGGAGTTCCGACGCAGTATCCACCGCGCCCGTATCGGTCAGAATGTCCGTGATGTTGCTGTTCGCCGTGCCGAGGTTCGTGGCGAGCGTGGCACTGTAGCCATAGGCCGTCAGCGCCGCCTGCGCGGCGGCCTGGGCATCGGCGGCGGTCAGGCCCGGATTTGTGGTGGTCGTATCGGTGACGGTCCCGCCATTCGGCACGAAGGCATAGTAGGTCGTCGTGTCGGGAGTGGACCCAGCCCACGAGCCCGAGATCACCAGCGTATCGTTGGCGTCATAGCTATCCCGGACGGCGTAGACATCCGTGCCGGATCCCGTCCCGCTTCTCAGGGCCACGAGCCCGGTCATATTGTCGGCTCGCACGTCGCCGCTGGCACATTGGATCGTGTTCGCCGTTCCGGCCTGGGCAACGCCCTCACAGGCCAGATAGCTCGACGGCGACATCTCGATCAGGTAGGTCGTCGTGGCGTTCGGCGTCCCAAGCGGCCAGGTGCCCACGATGGTCATTGCCTGAGTCGCACCGTTGTACGACAAACCCGTCTGGCTCGTCGGCGAGCCCGTACCGGTCAGTATTTTGATCGTGCAGGGAATGTAGGCACTGTTGTCTGTAGAGCTTCCGGCTGCCAGCACTATCGTATTGCTCGTTCCGCCCGCTCGCGCTGTGCCCGAAATCTGCAACGGGTCGCCGCCGCCCGCCCTCTGCGCGTACCACGCCAGCGATTGCTTGATCTTGTTGTTGGTGAGCGTGTTGTCGAGAATCTCGTCGATGGCGCCGGTGGCCAGTTCACTCGACCCGATGGCGTCGGCGGCGATGGCCGCCGCGTTGATGGCCCCGCTCGCGAACGTGCTGGTCGTGATGGATGAGTTCGTCGGACTGACCGTGGCCGTGCTCAGGTCGAAGACCCAGGCCCCGCTGGCATTGCCGAACGTCGGGATGTAATAGATTTCGTCTCCGAACAGTGGCGGGGCGCTGGCGTCGTTCACGTCCACCGCGACGACGGCCGCCGTCATTTCCGTGGCGCTGAGCACCAACGAGAAGGACCGGCCCAGGTCAGTGACGGCGTTCGCGGCCCGCGCCTCGCTCGCCCCGTCCTGAAAGACGTGGACGTCCGCCAAAGCGGGCGCAGTCTCATAGAACCGCCACGGGGAGTTGCTGTCGGCCACGGCGAAGTACAGCGTGTATTGAGTCGCGTACTTGGCGGGGGGAAGCCAGTGAACGGTCGCCGAAGCGATTGTCGCCAACAGAAGCCCCAGAACGATTGCGAGTGCCGTCTTTTTCATGGCTTGCATGGTTAATTTCTCCTGCGCCACCACCAGTTGTTGATGTTGGAAGATGCTCCGTATGTCCCGCCGCGTATCTGGTCGATCTCGGCGCTCGTGAGGATATCGTTGAAAACGACAGTCTCGTCGATGAGGCCGTCAAAGCGAAAGGCCCCATCTGAGTTCGCTGCGACAGCAAAGGCTTGAGTTCCTAAATAAATCTGGTTCGTAAATGTTCCAGACGAGGTATAGGCGGTTGCTCCATCCCAGGAATAAAGTGCCCAAGCGTGTGTAACGTCATCAAACGTGAAAGCCAGACTATACCAAGTTCCAGTCCCCACGGTAAACGTAGCAAGGGTTTTCGTCTCTTTGGAATTTCCGGAATTGTATCCAATGGCGAGCGACAGAACATTTTCGGAGGTCGTAAATAAATCTAAAGTCCTTCCGCCTCCTGCCGCGAAGTATTTGCTGAATAGAGTTTGTTCCACCCCGACACTTTCGAACTTCGCCCAGAGGACCACGGAAATCGTTTTGTTCGTAGTCCCGGATTTGAGCGGGAATCCGGCGTCCAGGGCGGCGTCAGCTATCGTGAATCGGTCGCCGTCCGACAACTCGAAATCGCAGGAGGCCGCTCCTTGCTGAAAATTCACGGTGTCCGCAACGGGAGTATTGACGGCGGTGAGTGTATTCGTTCCGATGGAATCGGTGGTCAGCGCCCCGCTCTCGAAATTCCACAGTGCCACGCAGTTGGCATCCCCAGAGAAGTCGTTCGCCCCCCACGCCGCGCTCGACAGGCCCATCAAGATAAGAACAGATGCGAAAATGCGTTTCATGATCTGAATCCTTTCCGATATAACCACTCGCGGTCGATCTGCGTTTGCCGATCCGTGTAGCCGATGAGTCGGCCGATGTCCGGGTCCGGCCGCGACCGGCATCCAGCCGAGAGCAGGGTCAAGACCAGCCACAGGAGCCAGATGGCGACCGCGGCCGCGATGACCGGATATTCGTACCGATGTTTCATGGTCCTTTTCCCCGCTCGTAAATCAATACGGCATGTCGTCAATCGGGGCCATCAGCACGTCGAGGACGATCCCCGCTCCCGTTCAAGTTGCCCATCATTTCTCCGTAACCGAAATGACGGTTTCCGGCGACCCGTTCTGTTTACCCGGCATCCGCAGGTCCAAAATCGTCTGGCAGACCAGGTGCAGCGCCGCCAGTCCGGCAATCAGCAGTTGCGTGGTCAGCGACCCCTCGGGCGTCATTTGGGAGATGATGAACATGGCGGCCAGGGCCACGCCCAGTTTCTTGCTCACGACCTGCTCCAGAATCGCCGTCATCGCAGCCATGGGTTACACCTCGTTTCTGCTTCGTGCTCTTCGCGTCCTTCGTGGTTTCACCGTCACCGTCAATCGAGTCCGAGGGCGATGATCTCGTACGTGTGGGTCGCGCCGGTACTGCCGAACTCGAATTTCAGGTTCTTGTTCGTCGTCAGTACGATTCCGCCGGCACTGGGATCGTGAAAGATCATCGTACCGAGGGCCGGCAGGGTCATGATATCCGAAGCGTTGGCGAACAGCCCGACCGGGGTCGTGCCGCCGCCGATGAGCAATGCCTGAGTCGGCGAGAGGTTCCGAACGAACAGAAACTTCAGGGCCGCCATGGTCAGGACATCCTTGCGCAGATTCAGCAGCGTGCCCGAGGCGTAGAGGTCCAGGACCTCGTTGGCCCCGAGGGCCAGGCTGCGCGTCGCGGCGTAGCCGACGTTGGCCTGGTTGGCGCCCGTGCCGTTCGCGAACGCGATGGCGCGGGACAGGTTCGCGATGAACGACTCGGCTCCGAGATCCGCCGTATCGACGTCCGTGATGCTGAACCCTAAAGCGATCGAGGCTGTGAGTGACATACGATCTCCTTTCCAAGAGTTTCAACCACGAAGGGCACGAAGCTCACGAAGAGAGAACTGCAAAGGGGTTTTCCCTTGGCGTTCTTCGTGTCTTTCGTGCTCTTCGTGGTTCATTGTTTTCGATTCCTCGCGGCTATAGACCAGTCCGCGCAGTCCGGGCATCGGCAGGGGCAGACTCCGCATCCCGGTCCGCCTGCCCCGCCGCATGGTTCACCTCGATCAGCGTCAGTCGATTTTCAGGAGGTGACCGAAATAGGCGTCGCAGATGAACTCGCCCACGTACTCCTGCACGCGGAACACGTCGCTCTGCGTCTGCTCCTCGCGATACTGAACGACGGTCTCCAGGCCGTTGACCAGCACGCCGGCCGGGCCCGTCCAGCGGACCGTCCGGCCCAGGCCGGGCATCGCCAGCGAGCCGTTCTGACGTTTGAAGATCAGGGCGTAGTCGTCGGACCAGATATCCGATGCGCTGAACGTCTGGCCTTCCAGGGCGGAGTCGTAGACCCCGTCGGCCACGAAGATGTTGCGGAGGTCCAGGATCTCGGCGATGTACTGTTTCCAGACGCTCGCGGTGAGTACCTGCGGATTGCTTGAGAACTTGCCGAGGATCGCCGTGTTGTGCTTGAGGTTCTTGTACGTCACCGGCCCGATGACGATCGAATCCGCCACCATGCCCGTATTCCTGCGGATCACCTCGACCGCGGCCTCCACGTGGCCGAGGACATCGGAAGCGGCGGCGTCCCAGGGGGCAGCGCTCACGTCGGTGTACAGGCTGCCGCCGGCCCAGGTCGTCGTATTGAAGATCGCCGCGGCGGCCCGAATCTCCTTGGCCATCTGCATGTGCGTCTTGACCACTTGAACGGTCTCGACCTCGGGACTGTAATCGTCCACGAAGCGTGCGCGATCCTTGTCCGTGAGCTGCCCTTCGAGGCCGTAATCCGCCGTGGTGTAACTCTTGTCCTCGCTGCCGAGAGTCACCCGGCCGAACATGCCGCCGTTGGCGTGCCGGTTGTCCACGGTCCGGGCGTTCTCGCGAGTGATCACGCTGATCGTGGCGGCCTCCTGGGGCACGTCGAGGACGGGAAGGACCTGCTCGGCCACGAAGTTCATGCCGTCCGGACTGAACTCGTGAAAGGCGACGCCCAGATCGGCTCTCGGCGTGCTCCGCGTTGCTTGTTGAATAGGCATTTTAGATCTCCTTTTTCATTGCCCCGTTTTCGGGATTCGGTTCGGGCAAAAGAAAAGCGGCAATCAGATGATCAGGCACCTGATTGCCGCTTTATCTTTCGTGGTGTCTCGCCCCGGGTTTGGACCCCAGCGCGAGCCCGGTTATTCGATTGTCATCAGATCGATCAGGCGGTGCCCTGCGCCACGCGGATCCAGTCCACGGTGACGGTGAAATCGTCGGCGTGGCCCGCCTTGAGGGCGATCGTCGGCACCAGGATCAGGCCCGCCGGGAAATCGGCGACCGCGATATCGATCGCCGTCATCGCCGTGCCGGACAGAACGCCGTTGAGATAGCCCTGAACGGTGGTCCCGTCGTAGTGCATCCCGACGGTGAAATAGGTGTCCGCCGCCTGCGTCACGTAGTCATCGTCGTGCTCGTTCTGCGCCTGGCCCGTCGTGTCGTAGACGAGGTCGACCTTGTCGCCGTCGGCCTCCTTGGCCTGGAACCCGATCGAGCCTTCCGTCTGAAGGGTCGCGCCATCGACGATCAGATCGCCCGTCGGAAACGCCGCGCCCAACATCAGACCGGCGAACCATCCGCACTTGGCGTCGGTGATCACCGACTGCTTGATGCGAATCTCGAAGGCCCACGGGGCCCCGCCCGACACCGTGATCGGGCAACCGGCCCACTGTATCTCGGCCGCCTCGTTGTCCGCCGTGGTGAACAGCTTCACCACGCCCTCTCCGGCGACACCCGGGAAAACGATGATCGTCGAGGAGGCGTCCCTGAAAACGCTGTCGGGGAGTTTCTCGCCGTGCGTGAAGTCCTCGTCGAGGAACGATCCGGTGAACGCATTCGCGCGCATCCCGCAGAGATTGAAAT